GTATGGTTAATTCAAATAACAATACTTACAACATTAATTTGAACAAGTCGAACATGAGTCCGGCTGAGATTATTGCTGAGATTCGTAGGTATGAGAAAACCACTGGTCGAAAGGTTTTGGTTGCTTAATGGCTATTGCAGATTTTAACCTCAGCACTGATGTAAAGGTGCAGTTGTATACGCCTCCTTCTGGTGCGTTTATTCTTGGTCAGTCTTTGTTGGGTGGCACTGATGTGTTTAATGATGCTGATTACACTTGGGAGAATGTTGCTACTGAGGGTGTGACTGGCGTTCAGTGGAGTCGTGGCATGGGCTTCGATGGTGCTATTCGTGTCATTGAGGCTGGCAGTTGCCAGATCAACTTTATGACTCAAACTTTCGACCCGTGGGTTGATCAGAATGTTCGTGTTGGTGCTCGTATGCGTGTTGTTTTGCAAAGGGAACCTGAGGGAACAAGTTATTTCAACCGTGTTCTGAATCCTAGTTTTGAGTATGGGGACAAACTTGGCTGGGATTCTTCTGGTGCTGTTATCACACAGGTGAATACTGAATCGTATTCTGGTACTAACTCTTTGCGAGTTGCTTGTAGTGCTTTAGATCAGAGTGCTTTCATTTCTTCTGCTTACCGACCTACTGTTGCGGCGATTGCTCAATACACTGGTTCAGTTTGGGTGAAGGGTGAGGCTGGTAAGCCAGTTACTTTGGAGTTGACTGATTACACTGGTGGTGGTGTGGCTTTGACTACTACTGTTTCTGACACAACTGTTATGACTGGTTCTTGGCAAAGAATTTCTGTGTCTAAAACTATGGGTGCTACGGCAGCTACGGTTCGTATGTTGGTGCGTAATAAAATTGCAGCTCTACATACTTTTTATGTTGATGCTTTTATGCTGACTGTTGGCCCTGATTTGTTGGATTACTTTGATGGTGATTCTCAGGGTGCTACTCGTGATAGCAGTATTTGGTTTTATGACTGGACTGATGTTCCAGGTGATTCAGTGTCTATCAAGATGGCTACGACTGAGGCTTTGTTCACTGGCAAAATTACTTCGTTGAGTATGTCTTATGACAAAGATGGTTGGGCTTCTGTAAGTGTGAATTTGACGGATGCTATCCAAGAAACTTTGAACTCTCGTATCGCTGAGTATGTCACTGACACGAGTGTGGTTCCTTATGATTTGGCTTCGCAGGTTATTTTTGCTATGACTGAACCTACTGGGTTGGTTCCTAATCCGTTTAATGATGAGGGACAAACAGCACATTTGGGTGCGTATGACACTGGTGCTTCAGCCTTTGTTATTGCTGGTGATTTGATTAATCAGGCTATTGAGGCGGAGCAGGGTTGGTTCTGGGTCAGCAAAGATAACACAGAGTATGTGTATCTTGGTCGTGGCTTTGCTGGTTATACGCCTGTTCTAACTTTTGGTAATAATGAACCAGAGTCAGACACTTACTTCCCTATTCGTGAGATTGACATTGATTTGTCAACTGACCAGATCATTAATGCTGTGAATGTCACTTCTTCTTACGATCCTGGTTTGACTCAGGTTAGTTCGGTGAATCAGGACTCGGTGGATTCGTATGGTTACCAATCTCAGGACTTCTCACCGTATTTGTATGATGAGGCTGAGTTGGCTTCTTGGGCAGCTAACTTACCGTTGGCTACTCTTACTCGCCGTGTGAACTCGGTAACTGTTTCGGCTCTTAATGCTGCTGGAGAGTTGAACTACATTGCTAGTTTGCCTTTGGCTGACTCAGTAACCGTAGACTTCACACGGTCAGGGTTTACAATTAATGAGGACTACATGATTCGTAGGATCACCCACTCGCTCACCTTCGAGGAATGGTTGACTACTTTTGAACTTTGGAAAGGCAACAACTAATGGCTGGTGCTGGTTTTAAAACTTTTGTCAATCTGACCACTATTCCTGCTTCGGATGTGAACAATTACCTTATGGAGCAGTCGCTTATGGTGTTTGCGACTGCTACTGCTCGCAACACTGCTTTGCCTTCACCTGCTGAGGGTATGCACGCCTACTTGTCTGATGTGAACCAGGTAACAGTGTATGACGGCACTTCATGGCGACCTATCAGCACTTCTTACACTTCGTACTCACCTACTCTTGTGAATGTCACTTTGGGTACTGGTGGCACTTCAGTGTTCTCATACTCGGTGTCTGGAACTCAGGTGAATGTGCGTGGTGCAATCACTTTTGGTACTGGTGGTGCTTTGACTGGTTCACCAACTTTCACTTTGCCATTGACTGCTGTTGCTGGTCAAAGCATTTTTGGTTCTGCTCGTTTCACTGACACAGGAACCGCAGACTACGCAGGTAGCACCATTTATGCTTCTACCACTACTGCAACTATGCGTTGTTTCAACGCAGCTGGTACATACGCTGTAAACACGATCCTTTCAGGTACTGTTCCTTTCACCTTCGGTAACACTGATGTTATCGCTGTTAACTTCACTTACGAGGCTGCATAATGACTACTGTTACTTGTCCTGACACTACCTGCGATTACTATGGTCGTATCTTCGAGGTTGAAGGCGAGGTTGTAACCGCTTTGTGTGGGGGTTGCGGTAACGCCATTCCTGCCGAGGGCATTACAACCGTAGAGTAAACTGTTCTTATCGCCTACGCAACGATTGAGAAGGTTTTTGCGTGGAACAACAAGAGCAAGTCCCTGTATGGGCACAAGAACTTATCCGTGAGGTAACAATCCTCAATGAGCGACTGCCTAACCACATTAGTTGGACTGAACGGAATGTTTTAGATCACGAGAAGCGTATTCGTGTTTTGGAGCAGTTCCGTTGGATGGTTGTTGGTATGGTTGGCTTGTCTGGCTTTATTGGTGCAATAGTGAGTAAATTGTTAGGTATCTAATGACTTGGCGTAACCCTGTTTCAAAGTTCAAGCGTGGCACAGCGTTTGGTGTGGTTGATGAGAAGCACCCAAATGGTCACCGTGGCGATGATTTGAATGGGTTTGCTGAGGGCACTCCTCTACTGGCTGTCAATGACGGCACGATTGCACTATCTCGTTATTCAAAGATTCTTGGCAATGTTGTTGTTCTCAAAGTTGATAACGCACCGTGGATAAAAAGTAAACGCAGCTTGTATTTTGGTTACTGCCACATGACTGCACCAACTCACCTAAAGGTGGGTACGAAAGTAAAGTCTGGCACTGTGATCGGTTATGCCGGTAACACTGGTTTGAGTTTTGGTGTGCATTTGCACATTACGCTTGCTCTCACTCTTGAGGGTGTTTTCTCAGGCAAGGTTTGGTCGGCTATGGGGTATTTGGGTCGGCGTATTCGGGAGCAGAAGAAACCTGTTGCCGTGTCTAAGTGTTGTGCAGGTTGCACTTGTAAGGAAGGTTGCAAATGAACAAGTTGAAGAACATTCTCGTCAGATCTGCTGGTGTGGTTATGTTTGCGTTTCTACCTGGTGCGGCTATCGGTAGCGTTTCAACGGTTGGTTGGGTGCTCGGTGGCCTTATTGGTGTTGGCACTGTGCTGGCAAGCATTGTGATTTTCTTTGGTGTTCAACTTGCTTGGGATGCTTCGTTGTCTGATAGCGACATTGAAAAGGGTTTCCGTGCAGCTGTTGCTAAACACGCTGACTCTAACCCTGAGGTTGCTTCAGCAGTTCAGGCTTCTGCTAATGACACTCTTGAGTGGAGTGACTTACAGGAACTTGACGAGTCTGATCGTTAAGCCCTGAGGTGTCGTTTTCGGCTACCTGTTTGGTTTCGTTCTTCTGGGGTGGTTCCTGCCCAAATACCCCACGGTTCTTTAGCTGCTAAAGCGTAGGACAAGCACTGTTCAACGATTGGACAGCGTTTGCAAATCATTTTGGTGACTAGAACTTCTTTTCTGCGTTCGCTCCACGCCACATTATCTTCTGGGAAGTAAATTTCTGGCATTTGCTGACATTCGGCTCCACCGTTTTCCTCTAAAGCAATAAGCAGAGTGGCGTATTTTCGCTGAATGTTGTTATTTGTCATACCTAGACAGTATGTTATGTGTATGCCATTTGGCAAATTGAAAAAGGGAGAAAAATGACTGAGAAATTTGTTTCCACCACGGCTGTGTTGTTGGGTGAGTTTGAGAATGGGTCTGAGGAGTGGCATAAGCACCGTGAGGGTGCTATTGGTGGTTCGCAGATTGGTGCTGTGCTTGGGTTGAATCCGTGGGAGTCTGCGGTGACTGCTTTTTACAAGATCAGTGGTCAGTTAGAGAGCCGTATTGAGCCTTCTATGAGTATGCGTTTGGGCACTAAGTTGGAGGCTCCTATTTTGGAGATTTTCCGTGAGGAGCACCCTGAACTGGAGGTGTTCACAACGGGCACTTGGGCTTCGTCAGCGGAGCCACGCTTCCACGCTAACCCTGATGCACTGTATCGCCGTGCTGACGGCTCTACGGGCATTGTAGAGGTGAAGTTCAGCCGTGATTATTGGAACGAAGTGCCTAAGCATTACCGTGCACAGGTCCTTTGGTACTGTCATGTGCTTGGTTTGACTGAGGGTATCCTGGTGGCGTTGGTTGGTTCTTCGTATAAAGAGTTTGTGATCGAGTATGACCAGTTTGAGGTTGATTCTATGGTCGCTCAGGCTAAGAAGTTCCTAAACAACCTTGATGCTCGTATTGCACCTGATTGGGATGGGTCTGAGTCCACTTATGAAACAGTCCGTGCGTTGAATCCGGCTATTGTTGACGGCCCTCCTGTTGAGTTGGGCACTTTGGGTCAGTATTTGGTCATTGCTAAGGGTGAGTTTGATGAGGCTGAGGTGAAGTACCGTGAAATGCAGTCCCGTGTTCTTGCAGCTATGGAGGATTCAAAGTATGGTTGTGTTGAGGATCGGGTTATTGTTCAACGCAGTCAGCGTGGGCAGGGTAAACCGTTCCTGACTTGGAAAAAGGGAGAATAAAAATGGATTGGGCTAGATTGTTGATGAGCCTGGCGATTGTTTTGGTCGCTTTGCAGGTTGTTTGGTTGCATTTTCAGTTGCGTAAGGTAATTGACTTGTCTATCAAGCAGGGACAGATCTTGGGCAACGCAATTTACGAGTTGCAAGAGAAGGGAAAGAAAAATGATTAAGGTTTCGATTGAAACTGGTGTTTCTAAGAAAAAAGTCGAGGAATTGACTGCTGATTCTTACTGTCTTGGCTTTGATCGTGGAATGAACGCTATTTTTTGGGATTTTCACGAAAAAATTGACTCTTTGGAAGCAAATGGTGAGTCAATTACTTTTGAAGCATTGAAATCTTGGTATCCGGAGGTAAATAAGTAATGTCTACTGCTAGAGAAGTCATTTTGGCGGTTATGGGCGAGGTTCAGTCCGTGGCTAAGAAGGAAAAGAACCTTTCACAGAACTTTAACTTCCGTGGCATTGATGCTGTGGTGAATAAGGTTGGCCCTGCGTTGCGTAATGCTGGTGGGTTCATTGTTCCGGAGATTGTTTCTAAGGAAGCGTCTGTGGGTGCTACTGCTAAGGGTGGTACTTTGAACATTATTCGCCTTGAGGTGAAGTTCAGTATTTTTGGTGCTGATGGTGATCCGATTGTGGGTACTGTTGCAGCTGAGGCGTTTGATTCGGGCGATAAGGCTACTGCTAAGGCTATGTCGGTTGCTTTTAGGACTTTCCTGTTGCAGGTGTTGGCTTTGCCTACTGATGAGCCTGACCCTGATGCTTCTTCTTATGAGGCTGTTGTTGTTAAAGAGTGGGTGAAACTGGCTGAGGACTTTGCTTGGAAACAAGATCTACCTGGTTTGTTGAATCTTTTTGCTGAGGCTGAGAGAAACAATGCTCCTGCTGAACAGTTGGCAAAGATTAAGGAATTGGGCAGTGGACTTAGAAAGCAAACAAATCCTGTTGGCTAACATTGCTGAGTTGCAGGGGTTACTTGATGAGTTGAGTAATCCTTGCAATGGCAGGAATCCTTTAGCGGTTCAAACTATTCAGAATTTACTTGTTGAGAAGGCGGTTAGGTTAAATGAGCGATTTTACTCCGGCTCAGATCATTCAGGAACTTCAGAGGATTCAGAGTGATGCAGCTAAGGGTGTTCAGGCTTTGTTTGATGCTGAGGTGAAGTTGGCTCACGCTGAGGATGCTTATGAGCGTGAGGTGAATCTTGCGTTTTTGAACTCTCAGGGTATTGCTACTGAGCGTACAGCGGTGAGTAAGTTGAAAGCGGCTGATAAACGGTTGGAGGCTGATTTGGCTAAGGCTGAGTTTAATCGTGTGAAGTTGAAGTTGAAGCAGTTGGAGTTGGCTCAGATGAGCACTCAGACTATTGCTCGTCAGATTGAAACAGAGATGAAAGTGTTGCGTTGACACCTAAACAGTTCAGAAGGTTCCTTGACAGGGACACGAGTTGCCCTCACTGTGGCACTACTGATGAAACCCTTATTCCTCAACATCGTAGGAATAGGGGTTTTGGTGGTTCTAAACGGTTGAATAGCCCTGCAAACATTATTGTGATGTGCTCTTACTTCAATGGCCTGATTGAATCGTCTGCTAAAGCTGCTGAGTTGGCTCGTAAGTTTGGTTGGAAACTGGAGTCGTGGGAGGATCCTGAGATGGTTCCTTTTTATGCTGATGGTGAGTGGTGGATGTTGGATGATAATTTTGGTCGAGCCAAATTGCTAAATTATGACAAACCGGAGTAGAGTGTTGTTTGTCGAAAGGGAACGATGAAAATAGGAAGTTTGTTCAGTGGCTATGGCGGTTTAGATCATGCCGTATCTGCTGTGACTGGTGCTGAGGTTGCTTGGCACTGTGAATGGGAAGATGCTCCGTCAGCAATTTTGGAAAAGAACTATCCTGGTGTACCTAACTTTAAGGATGTTTCTAAGGTTGATTGGGCTTCTGTTGAGCCGGTAGACATTCTTACTGGTGGTTTTCCGTGTCAGGACTTGTCGCTTGCTGGTAAGCGTGCAGGTTTGAAGGATGGCACACGATCAGGCTTGTGGTCTGAGTTTTACAAAGCGATTGAAATTATTAAACCGAGATTGGTAGTTATTGAAAATGTTAGAGGACTTCTCTCAGCAACAGCCCACAGCGATGTGGAACAGTGCCCGTGGTGTATGGGAAACGAATCAGGTGAACCTGCTTTGCGGGCACTTGGAGCCGTTCTTGGGGACTTGGCAGACATCGGGTATGATGCGAAATGGACAAGTGTTCGGGCTTCCGATGCCGGAGCACCACACAGTCGTTTCAGAGTCTTTATCACTGCCTTCCCTGCCAACTCCAACAGCAATGGATCATTACAGTTCTGATTTGAAGTCGAGTCAGCACAAGGATGGTTCTATGCACTCGGTGTTGTTGGCTCAGGTTTGGAATCGACCAGATCTGTTTGCTGTGCCTGAGGATGGTTTGTTGAGGACTCCTTCTGCTATTGAGGGTCAGGGCGGTGCTATTTCTGAGAAGAAGGCTCGTGAGAAGAACCGTATGTTGCAGGTTCGGGATCAGATGGCTCAGTTGGCTCATGAGAATGGCCTAAAGGTTTCCGATGCTATTGCTGTTGATTTATTGCCTACCCCTACTACGATGGAGCACCGTGAGATTAAGACTCCAGAGCAGATTGCGGCCTTGAAAGCGAAATCGCCTGGTGGTTACCGTAATCTTCGTGAATCTGTGGTCAATGATTTATTGCCTACGCCTATTGTGCGTGATTACAAAGATGGTGCAGCTCCTCAAACTAGAAATGGCAAAGTTTCTGTTGACACTGTTGGTCGTGCTGTTATGAACAGTGGTGAGGTGTCTGAGTTTTCTTGGGGTAAGTTCGAGGCGGCTATTCGCCGTTGGGAAACTGTTACTGGTGACCGTCACCGGCTCCAACTAAACCTGACGGTAAAGATGGCTCTCACCGGCTCTCTAGTGCCTTTACAGAGTGGATGATGGGTTTGCCTGAAGGTTGGATCACTGATGTGGGTTTGTCCCGTGTTGACGAACTGAAGGCTTGTGGCAATGGTGTTGTTCCTCAACAGGCTGAGTTGGCTTTGCGTATTTTGTTAGAGGGTGTTGATCTTGACTAATAAAAGGGCTAAATTGCGTAGTAAAGCGAAAGCAGCTAAAGAACAGAATGAACGATTTGAAAAAGAAACTGATTGGTTGATTAGACAAATCAAAAAGAATCAACTAAAGTAAATGTTCTAAGCCAGAGGGTCTACCCGTTAGCCTGGCTCTAAGTCAACTTGATTCGGCTAATCCCCGTCTACATCGCCCGTTAGAGGGGCATTACTTGCCATTCCTCTTGATTAGCGTGGGATTGACCGCAAGAACAGATTGCCCATTGAGAAAATGGTTTTGAGTTATACAGGCGTAACTATTCAGCATCTACCTAGTTACCGTTGTGGTCTTGTATAACAGGCGTAGATTCACAGCACTGTGAGGTGTTGTCCAATGATCGACTGAGTGTCCTTATACGACTGAGTTAGAGAGATTGGTGCTGATTTAGCCCTTTCTCTCTCCTTTCGTGAGCCTTGCCGACTGCTTTGGGTTAGTGTTGTGTTTGTGGATGATTTGAATTTGGTTGTTTGCTTTCGTTGTGGTGTGAAGTGGGTTGTTTCGGCAGCTAAACGGGGTAGGCGTGATTTGTTGTGTGTTTCGTGTCGTATGAAGCCTGTGAAGTCTATTCAGTATGGTTCTGAGCGTTGTGTTCCGTGGCATGGTGAGTTTACTGAGTTTGATGAGCCTGTGTTGATGGGTGAGTTGTTTATGCCTGGGATCAGATCTTGTGGGCATAGGGATTGTGTGAATGGTGAGCATTTGCTTTTGTCGGATGGTTTGGATAGTGTTTAGGTAGCCTTATTTTTTGGGCGGCCTATTTTTTTGAAGGGATTTGTTTTGGCTACTG